AATTAATAGTCCATGTTTTGTAACATTCTGTAATAAAAATGGCCTTATTAATTAATGAATGAAATATTCATTCATTCATTCATTAATTAATAGTCCATGTTTTGTAACATTCTGTAATAAAAATGGCCTTATTAATTAATGAATGAAATATTCATTCATTCATTCATTAATTAATAGTCCATGTTTTGTAACAAGTAAGACATGTGACGAAGATTGTCATTGGTTCATCGGCACTTCTGGTTTGTTTTTGAGAGGTAATGCATTTTCTGTCATGGCATTTGGAACATTTATAAATATCAGTGACCTTCATACTATTCATAGCGGCTTCTTTATTATTAATTTTTTCAAGTTCTTTAGCCCATCTAGCCGGATGGATTTGTTGAGGTGACATGAATGCAACATCACGAGGATTGATATTACCTTCATTCAAAGCAGGTAACAGGGATTTATTATTAATTCTTTTATTATTAGGATCAAGATTAGAGACAATATTTCTCAATAAATCATTAAATATATTGATTGTGATATCTGGCAGATCTGGTTTTTCTCTATTGGCATATGCTAATGTTCTTTCGAAAATACCTTCAATGATTTTATCACCAATATCATATGATACATATTTAGCTAATTCATTAAGGGCTTGATTTCTATCTATGTATAATACTGCATATTCTAAAAGATCTGGTCTAATTTCTCTATAACTGACATATCTGAATTTAAATCCACACATTTTGTAATATTCATATGACTTATCAAAGTCACCAATATCCCCAATATCCTCAGTTGGTGAAGAAGTTAAATTTGTTTCACTCATTAATTGGTTATTTAATGAGTTAGTTTTTATCTCTTTTTGTCTTTTAATTCTCATATAAATTAAATTATAATTCAAAAAATTGATTATTAATGAGTTAAACTAATTAAATATATACTATAATTATCAATTTTTTGTCCCCTAGATTTATAATGAATTTATATACTGAAGCAGACAGTAAATTACTCTTAGATAAAGAAGATGAACTAATGCAAGAGGCTGATGCATTAAGTCTCCAACGTGTAGCTCCTACAAAAGATAAATTGTGGGAAATTGTTTATACAGTCCGTGATTTCGTGATTGAAAAGAAACGTAAAGTATATGGTGGATTTGCATTGAATAAATTAATTGAATCTGTTGATCCTAAAGACAAATTTTATGATGATAATAATGTTAAAGCATGGGATATTGATTTCTATTCACCTGATCCAATACAAGATGCAAAGGAGATTGCAAATAGACTCCATAAGAAGGGATTTAAACATATTGTAGCACGTGAAGCCCAACATGATGAAACATATAAAGTATTTGCAGAAACAACTGATTGTGCTGACATTACATATGTTCCAAAAAATATTTATAACAGAATGCCATTTACTGAAATTAAGGGTCTCAATCTAACTGGACCGCATTTTATGATGATTGATTATTTCAGAGTCATGACTGATCCTCTCACATCATATTTCAGAATCGGTAAGACATTTACAAGATTATGTCTAATGTTGAAACATTTCCCACTTCCAGTTAGCACATCTGAAATTGATATTACACCTCCAGATCGTGAACTAGATGTGGCATTTAATACAGTCCATGATTTTTTGACCGGACGTGATTCCACTATTGTTATTGGTATGTATGCCTATGACCATTTAATTAAAGAATCTGGTATTAGATCCAGACTTAAATCTCCCAAAAAACCTTCTAAAAATACTGAGACTAAAGAGACTAAAGAGACTAAAGAATTAAAAGAGACAAAAATAGATTATGTTGATATTAATTATTATGAAGTTGTTTCTACAAATTACAAAAAAGATGCTCGTGATCTAATTTTAAAACTCCAAGAGAAATTCCCTGCATCAAAAAATAAAATCACATATGTCGAAAATTATCCATTCTTCCAATTTCTTGGATATAGTGTCAATATTATGTATGATGGTGAAATTATTTGCAGAATGTATCATTATAATCATAAATGTACTCCATATTTCGATGTCCCTGCTTTGTATTTCAAAAAAGGAGAATATATTGATAGTAAAAAGACTATCCGTATTGGTTCATTCGCTCTATTAATGTTATATAATCTTATTAACATTATGAAAGCAAGAACAGATAATGATCATAATACAAAAAATCTGTATTATACAATGATTTCACATATGATTGAAATGAAGAATTATTTTTTCAATACTACTGGGAAAACCATATTTGATGACACATTATTTAAAGAATTTGTTTTACGTTGTATTGGTGAAATGATGACACCTCAAATGGAAAAGGCTGTCCGTATGGAAAAGAAACGTAAAGCCGGTAAACGTTATGCATGGTCATATAATCCTGAAAATGATAAAGATAAAGAGAGTGATGTTAAATATTTCTTCAAAAATAGTTCAGGTAATCCTATTAAGAATGAGAAGAATATGAAGATTCAACTCAAGGAAACTGATGACAAGGATATTGACAATATTGATGATGAAGAAGATACTGAATAATTTGATTTATTAATTTGATTTATTAATTTGATTTATTAATTCAAATTAATAAAATATGTTCACATATTATATTATAATAAATACCATATTTAATGAATAAACTCACACAAAAAACAAAACCAATATGGCCTCCTACTTTAAATACATATATTTCTATCAGAAACTTCAATAACAGTATTTTGTATGGCAAGGTTTTTAAGATTATTAATAATAACACTGCCATTATTAGACTACTCAAAAAATCACATCAAAAACATAATTACACAACCAATACTAATATTGATCCTTTATTGGCTAAACATTTGCCAAATAATTCAAATCCTTCTGATTATTTATTATTATACCAAAATGACAATTGGAACTATGTTTATATTTTATTGAATAGTGAGGCTAGACCAAAACCCTCTTCATATGAATTATCAAAAAGTAATACACACTATTATGATTCTAAAACTGACAGTAATGAAAAACTTCCATTGAATAAACTTGTTAATAGTGATATGGATGATTTTTCATTTTTGACTGATTCCAATATCAATTACGATAATAAAGATAACATCTTGGAAAATATCATAATAAATCCTGATGATTTAGATTTAGAAAATCTGGATGGCCTTAAAAAATATATTGATTGGTATATTGAATTTGATAATGAAAAAAGAATTTCGATGTTAAATAAACTAGATGGGAAAACAAGTACGGAATCAAAAAGTGATATATCAAATACATTAACAGAAAATTGGGGAGATAAATTGAACAAATATATGACTAAACCATTAGAAATATTAATAACAGATCAGGATATGATAAATAAATATGTTCCAAATGAAAAAACAATTATGATGGAATATTACAAATTAAAGAAGTTTTTGAATGAGGTGTTCTTTTTAGATAATCCAGATAATGAAAATAGCAATATTTTTGTTGGATTAAGATTTACATATCATGATGGATATTTACATGTATTCAGGACAGAGATACCGATATATGATGTAATTACACATAGAATAATGAATGATACAGAAGAAGAACCCAAATTAAAGAAATTAGGGGATACAACATATGGGAAAAAAATAAATCATAATATATTGAAACATGTAATAATACAGAATAAACAACAATTGACATTAAATATTGACAGGGAGATGATGACTGAGGCAGAAATGATATTAAGTCAAGAATATATAATAGCACTTACACCAGAACCAAGATATCAATTATGGTGTTTTGTGAGATTGATTAAATTATGGTATGCAGATATTGACTTACAATACAACATAAAGAAAGTCAAACTATTGATAAATCAATTTAGAGCAGATTCAAAGAAACAATTCAATATTAAAAATGGGATCAGATTTAGTATTGGCATATATCCTAGATATGGAAAAGATTCAGCCACAAGGGTATTGAAAAAAATAAATTATTATTTTGGTTTATATGTTCAGTCTGTTGGATGGAGAAATATTAGACCAAGTTACTTCAAGATAGTTAATGATTTAATTTCATATACTAATAGTAATCAATCACTCAAGATATATTATAAAAGTATAACAGAACAAAATAAAAATGATAATACAGTATTTATAGACAATTATACAAGAGTGAACAGTCCAGGACATGACACAGATATATTATCTCAATATGTTAAATTGTAATCACCATCAAATGTTTTCAATTAATAATAAATTATCAAATATTCTAAATAGAAAAATATTCTATTTTTTGCTATTTAGCATGTTTTCAATTAATAATAAATTATCAATTATCAAATATTCTAAATAGAAAAAATATTCTATTTTTTGCTATTTAGAATATCCCTAATAGAGATGCCGGGTTTTTTGGAGGTAAGTTCTCTATTTTTGGATTTTTCTTCTTGTTTTTCTTTATCGGAGACGATGAAGAGAGGTGGGAAGCCGCCATTAGGGGAATTGGATGTATTAGTCAAACTAGAACCGCCAAATATATTTTTAGATTGTTTATGTTTTCTTTTAGATTTTTTAGACTTAGATTTAGAAACAGAGAGATCATTATCGGAGTGATCAGAGTATTCAGAATGTTCAATATCAGAATAGAGATAACTAAGATCGGTAGAACTTTCAGAATCGAAGACATGATTAGACATAATTTTATCAACATAACTATCCATGAATGAATATATTTAGTATAACATAGACATATATTATAATTATAATTTATTACAACAATAAATTATAATTAAATTGACAAATAAATAATTAGTAAATAACTATTTTGAAATTTTCATCAATACTTGATTCATCAGACTCTACATCAGATTCTGTATCAGATTCTGTATCAGATTCTTCTTTTTCGTTTGAATTATATTCAAACTTGACCATATGATGTATGTTACAACACTTTCCTTTGTTGGCACAATTGTATTTAATGTAATCTTTGCCTGATATATCACCTTTGAAATTGGCATATAATAATCTGTGCAATGCTACTTTCTTTTTTTCTTTAAAATAAAAATTAATATATGTACCTTTCCTCTTATTTTTGAGATTTGTAATATATCCTTTCCATAAACAACATTTATTCTCATCAAATATAGAGGTGTCTGTGTGTTGTTCTATTCTATGTATATCATTTGGACGAAGCTTTTTTGATGATGGAATATTTGGTAACTGTTTACTCTTCAGTTCTCGTTCTCTTTCCATCAACTTTTTCTTTGAAAGTTTCACATCCTTTACTTCGATACCATCATCGATTGTTTGACATTGAACTTTTTTCTTTCGTCCCATCTCAATACTATATTTTAGTAAAAAAAACGCATTGGGGTGTTACATTTTACATTTTCACTTATACTATCCTATATGTCATTATATTATTCATACAATAAACTTATTGTATACATAATTACTTTTATTTTTAATTAAATTATTTGAAATACATAACTTCAATAAGATCAGGGACAGTGCTATTACCAATATATTCATATTTGAGATTGATACATTTTGAATAATCATATTTTGCATTCTGATTTGGTTTAATGTATGATCCATTGTCTAGGATATGAATGATCTTATTATTTTCATTCCTAATGATGACTGGTATGTTATATATCTTTGATAATACTAATAACTCAATAATACCATTTGATGTTGTCATAACATCATTCGATAATCTGACAATGAAATCTCTAATAGGATCGTCAGATATTTTTTGTTCATTTAAGAAATCAATTATGTCTTTTGGTATATCTGATTTTGACAAATCTGATTTTGCATTCTTATTTGAGTCATTAAGCCATTCAATAATTAGAGCCTTGAAATTGTTGGCTAGATCGGATTGTATATGACTGTAATATCCTAAATTTCTTGATTCGCTATCATAATATTTATTTTTAATCCAATATAATCCATTTGAATATGCTCTTAATATACTCATATTATTTGGTATGATTTTTTGGACATAATATTCCACAAGATCTCTTATTGGATTATTGATATTTAATTCTGTATGGTCTACATCTTCAATCTTAGATGATTTCTTCTTACCAATATTAGGAATATTATCCTTTCCAAAGAGATATTGCAGAATACGTTTAATATTACTCGAACTAGCTCTAATGATTTTTTGTCCAGGTGTCTGAGTAAATCTATTTCTATCTACAATATCTGAAACAAAATATTCTCCTATTCTCAATATTTCATATGCTTTCAGATTATTCTGTGCTAGTTCATCAGATATTCTATTAACAAACATAACAATCATATCAGTTGTCAAACCTATATAACATGAACCATTGGCCCATCTACAATGAGGATTATTATTGCATTCATTGGCTGATGAATGTATTTCACAAACTTTACGATCATTATTTATTTCATAATCTGTAAGATCATTTAGTTTAGATAATCTTCTGACAAATCTATTAATCTTACCACCAGATTGATTTACTTTTTGGACATATTTATAGAATTCATCTTTATATTTATCTAGACTATCATCATAACTAAATATATCATATCTTTTATTATTAGTAACAGTTCCACCAGTTTGTTCAGATTGATCATGTTCATCATCTTTAATATTGAGAAGTTCCATATATTTATGATAGAGTGACTTATCAATAATTTTATAAATCAATAATCTAATTTTGTCTATTTTGGTGATCTTGTCATTGTTAGAATTAATTATTTTAGTTATTTTAGCTTTATGGGCAGAATTTTCAGGTTTATTAATGTAATTACTGTATTCTAATCTGAATAATTGATATGATTCTTCAATAAACATATTCTCTTTTACTTTGTTAATTCTGTCATCAATTTTGTAATTGGCAGGACCTTTCAATATCTCATCATCAATTCTATCTGTTAAAGGTTTCTTTTCATAATTGAGTGAGAGTTGTTTCACTTTATCAATATCAATTGTTTCAGAAATAATTGGGACAACATCTTTAGTTTGAGTCATGATTGAATTAATCTTAATTTGATTATTAGATTTGGATTCATAATAGACACCCAAAGGTTTAATTGTTAATTTCTTATCTGACTTTTCATAAATCTCATTAAGATACTTTAATGTGTCATCAAATGTGTTAATATATTTCTCAAAGTTCTTGATGATCTGAACATCCCAAATTGATCCTGACGGTCTGACTGGGATTAATAGACCCTTCATTGTAATAATATATTTACATTTATTACGTATATCTATGATTTGATATCTTGGTGAATAATCCTTCCCAATTGATCTTAATATATTTGCAGTTTGTTTTGCATTAAGACCATTACTTACATTAAAATTCATTTCGTTATTGGTTCCTGAACAATTTCTATTGAAAAAATCAGAAATATGATTAACTATGTTATTCTCATTCTCGGAATAATGGAATATTTTTTCAGTATCAATATTCTTACTGTTCTTATCTTCTTTCTTAACAAGAACAATTGGATAATAGAACTTAGAATCTTTAATCATAAATATTGTAGAATAGTTTGGATTTTTAATATTGTTATTACTTTCGGAATCAATACAATCAATAAAGAAATCTTCTACAACACGTTCTTTCTCTAATGTCTTTTTGATATATATTTCACGTTTATGGAATATTACAATATTGAGACCTCCTTTAGTGAGAACGCCAGGTAAACAGATAACATCTTTAACAAGTTCGAAATCAAGATATCTAGAAGATTTAATAAATTCGATATATTTATCACGTGAGGCAAATTGAGTTTTGATATCACCTGCATTAAGTGAAGTAAATATTTGATCATTGGTATCATCATTTAATATTTTAATAAGAGTATTTTTGATATCATTGATTTTCATATCTAATGAGGAAGATACGGCATTGAGGAACTGATATTCAGATTGGTCAGAACCATATTTAAAGAAATATCCGTCAACAGTTTGTTCAAGATAATTATGATTAATTTTCTTATTTTTGTCTAACATAAAGTTGAAATATCTGTCTAAATATTTTGGTAGATATCCAAATCTTCCTTCTTGTAATTTGTTTGTGTCTTGCAATATATATAATTTATCACCTGTAGATTTTTGTCCTTGAACTTCTTTAACATCATCAGACATTTTGCCTAAACAACTTTCAAAAAATGCCTTTTTAGTTTTGTTATTTGAGTCAGCAGGATCCTTTTTGAAACAACAAGGCATACAATGGCCGAAAGGATTTGCAGATCTAGTCAAAAATCCGACATACATATGGGGGCCATTCTCCTCTGGATCACAAGCATAATGAATATAATTTCCGGTATTTTCTCCATTTTCGTCATATTCAGGTAATTTGATTGTTCTGACATATACTTCTTTCTTCTTTTTCCCTTTGGATGTGACAAATTTCTTTTCATAAATATCAAGTTTTTTGTTATAAACATATCCCTTTTTAATTAATTGATCCATTGTGGTTGTATTATATTGTTGTGGTCTTCTCTTCTTATCATTGCCTGAATTTTGACATGATCTTGTCCATTGATTCTGTCCCTTCTCCGGTTTAAATCCTATACGTCTTTTATCTATTTGTGTCATTTGTTTCACTGTCTTTATTTCTTTTGTATAATCGACTAGTTCATCTACTTTAGATCTTCTCTTGGCAATATTTGTAAGTTTTTTGAGTTTATCTTTAAGAACTTGTCTTTCTTTCTTTTTGTATAAATATGTTTCGATATACAGATAAATTAATATGTTCATGAAACTAATTATTCTGTTTAATTGATTTTGATTTCTAGCACCTGATATTCTTATTTTATATTTTTCTCTCTGTTTACCTTGGATATCAATACCAATTCCTGGTGGTTTATATTTAGGGATATTTTCCAATTTCTTTAATACTTTCCTACTCTTTTTAAGATTTGAATATTTGGCTTTGACTCTTATTAATTCTTCATAAGCCTTCTCTTCAGTTATATTAAATTGTTTAGCTAATTCACTAGCTAACTTATTGTCTTGGAATTCATAATTTCTCATGAAGAAGATAATTCTTTGTTCTAATCTGGATTGATTTTCATATTTGGTTATTTTTTTGTATCTTAGATATGTTCCGAATTTAGATTTGTCATTAGATTTGGGCAATTTAGCTTGACGTTTACGAGGTTCTATAACTAAGGCTACATATGGATAGAAGAATCTGGAGAATTCTGATAAATCATTATGATTGATTGTATATTTCTCTGGTAGTTCAAATTTCTGAATTGTATTAATAAATGCAAATTTAAATTCCTCATCTTCTGGAACAATAATCTTATTTCTGGGACTCTCTTTATTAATTTTCTCAACAAGGTTCTTTACATAAACATATGTGGCCTTAATGTCTTCAATTGTTGCTCCATCTGTTTCTTGCCATACCGTTTTGTATTCAATACGTCCAGATTCATTTAATCCAATACTCATAAATTTCTCATTCTCGTCTCCTTTTGATTCTTTCACTTTCACTTTAAAACTTATGCCATAAGGTGCATTCTCAAACCATTTGTATAACACTTCTAAATTGTCCTTATCTTTTACATAATTATATATTTCATTTTCATTATATTTGTAATCACCACCTCTTTCTATTGTTTGATATTGGATATATGGATGAGTATCATCAGTCTTAAATTCATTAAATATTCTATACATATCCAATTTATTGCCACTTAATATTCTGAGATTAACATGTATTACAGATTGTGTGATGTAGTTCTCTTTAAAAATCTTATTAATTCCTTCTTTTTGTTTCATTTCTTCAACAACATTCACTATCTCATTTTCCATAACTAGATCGTTATTAATATCCTCATGTATTTTTATTATTTTTGAAGATTCTGCTTTTTGGTTTCCATTTAACGAATCAATAATATTAGTGATATCTTCTTTTCTCAATTTAGGGAAATATATTTTGAAATAAACATCTTCAAGATTTCTCAATGTATCTGCATCAGGTTTGTATCCTTTCCCTAATTCATTGTATACATCTATCATATATATATCATTGTTTGTTATGTAATTCTCATAATCATACAATATATTATTGTCATCATCCTCTCTTCTGATTTTATTGCCAAACTTTTTGATATTGTGTCTCAATAATCCAAGATTATCTTTGAGTTGTTCATACATATATAATCTATTATCTGGTTCTACATCAATATCTAATAACTCATTTCTTCTAATCCATTTTTGCCCAATCATAATTTTATCAATTTCATTATTGTAGACATATTCACCCCAAAGATATTGTCTAGATGGGGCAAGGAATAAGATGTCTTCGAACTTCTTGTTATTCTTTATTGAACAACATATTTTATCTTTCACAATCTTTATTGTGTCATCGCCAAATATATATTGTGATCTAATATAATATTTGTCATACACGTTCTTTAATTTTTCAACATGAACTGATGTATCCTTCTCTTGACCAAACTCAGCCATTTGTCTCATATTCTTCTTAAATAATGACTCATCATTTAATGCATCTTTAATCATATCACTGGTTTTTGTTGTATTCTCATCAAATAATACATCATCATGTTTATATAACTCCTCTATTTCAGCCATATTCATATCTTCATCCTCTTCCTCATTCTGTTCTTTCTTTTCATCTTTCTCTTCTTCATTGCCTTTAGTTTTGTAATTTCTTGATTCGGCATCTGCTTCTTGATCTTCGTTCAATTCATCTTCATTAAATTCCTCTTCTTTTTCATCCTCATCTTCCTCTTCCTCGTTCTGATCTTCATATTGTTCCTGGTCTTCTTCCTCTTCTTGATTTTGATCTTGATCATCATTATCATTATTGTCATCATCGTCATCATCACCACCAATTTGTTTTTTTTGTTCTAAAAGTCTGCCTTCATCGTCAGGTGGATTAATATTAGGATCATCTGGAATCATATTATACATTATTCTTTCGCCATAAGGGAATTTGATAACATTCTGACTAGTTCCAAAAGATGATTTAAATCTGATTGTATTTAGGATATAATATTTGCCATTAGTCCAATCATAATATTTATTGTATTGATTTACTTCATCATACACAGTATTACCACCCTTTTGTGATTTTAATGAGTAATTATAATCTGATGAATCAGATGATTGTTCGGTTAAGGCAAGTTTTAAATCGTCAAAATCTTTCTGATCTTGATATCCACTAACTCTGACACGAGATATTTTACCTCCTTTTTTGCTTTTAGATCTTGATCTTTCAAGACGATTAGGACGATCAAGTTTTTTAGAAGCAAGGGCGGTTTTAATACTTAATTTCTTTCCTACTTTGTAATCGATATTATCGTCATCATCTTTAATAGTCATTAATCTTCCTTTTTTAACAGTCTTTTTTTCGCGTTCACTTCTAATAAGGGAGTTATAACTGTATAATATTTTTTTGTCAGATATTTTGTGTGATTTAATATGTTTATCAAACCATTCTTGACCTAATTTACTTGAAAGTTCTTTACTCATTGTATCATTATTTTGAATCTGTGATACCATAAATGCACAATGATACATATTAAAAAAGTATTTATACCAATTTTCACCATATGCATTTTCCATAAGTTTATATTCTTGATTGGTTAGTTGGATGAGACAATCAAATAGATTAAGATTTTGAATTTTTTTGAGAATGGGGTCAAGATGAGTATGTAAATTACCTACAAATATATATGTGTGATATTGTGAATATCTGTTGTCATTCTTAAATTTCCAAATTACTTTGAATGGCTTATCCATTATAATATAATATATGATTATATTTGCATAAATTAATTATCTTATTAATTTATGAATCATTCAATCATATTATTATTTCGATTAGGCAATTGTTTCATTAATAATCATTCCACAATATTCAACAGGATTTAATCTGTAATCTATTCTATCATACATACCTATATTAATAGCTTCTTCACAAATAAATCTAAATATTCTTTTGAATAATGGTGTGTGATCTTTTTCTGGACATGCTACATGAGATATTTCATGTAATGCCACATACATTATTAAATTAAGGTCATGCATATCATTAGTCTTAATCATTTTAGATATATCTTTCGATCTTATACAGAATATTATTTGTTCGCCTTTATATACAGTATAACTTGTGTATACAGTATTTTCAGTTGATTCTTTGATAACAACATTTTGGATTCTTTCTTTGAGCAACATTATATACGGTCTATTTGTTTTGTATCTTTCTAGATTTGATGTTTTAGGATCATTTATTTTGTCGTATAAATGATTAGTCAAATCGAAAATATTCTTTTTAACTTTTGCTAAGAGATTTGATGCCTTATGTTTGTCAGGACGATCTCTGACCATATAATATTCACCATCAATATCTGATTTAACATAGACTAGATTACTCTTACCAATTTTTCCATAAACACTGAACACAATAATTATTATTAGAAGAATTATTATTAGATATGACACAATAGAATTGTCCATTTGTTTGGTTTGTTCAATTATATAATTATGGTTTATATAATTGAAAATATTCTTGATATAATATTTGACAATCCTCTCTTTTCATTTTCATAAATGGAGTCATTATTTTGTCAATTATTATGTTACTTTCATCAATATAGTAAAAAAACTTTCTGTATTTTTAATATAACTATAAATGGGTCAGACTCAATCCTCTAATTCTAATACACATGATCAATCTAGTTTTTTAACTAATAAACAAATCGAACAGAATATTAACAATTTATTCAAACTAGACACTGAAAAAATGACCTCAATTGGTTTTAAACCTAACAATATTCGTTATACTTCCCCTGTTGATGTTGATACAATCCCTGCCCCAATGCAAGGTGGTTCTTATTCTCGTGTCTCTGTTGTTCCTTCACGCAGAAGATATCGTGAAGACAATAACACTATCACTGTCCAAAATCCTGATACTGATTTTGTCAAAAAAGTAATTTATAGTTCTCAAACTGGTGGTCAAAATGATACTGCCAATCAAGTATTATCAGCAACATCTGATGCATTTATGACAGAACTTGACAATCAAAACCAACAACAAACTCAAACTGGTGGTGATATCTCTGATTTGTCTATCACTAAAGAACTTGAAACAATTAAATCATTCATAAATAATACTACTTCTATGAGAGGTGGTAATAATCCTAATCTCCCTCCTAGATATATTCCTGTTCCTCCAACTGCTATTGGTGGTCAAAATAATCAACAATCTGTCCAACCAAATCATATTGTCCAAAATCAAGAACAACAACCCAATCATGTTGTCGAAAATCAAGAACAAACCAATCATATTGTTCAAAATCAAGAACAACAACCCAATCATGTTGTCGAAAATCAAGAACAAACCAATCATATTGTTCAAAATCAAGAACAACAACCCAATCATGTTGTTCAAAATCGACAACCATCTACACTAAGTGAAGATGGTATTAAGAATGGTTTAAAATTATTGGGATTTAAACAATCTGGTGGTAATGCCGATCTTACCCAACCTATTGATATGTCATTAGTCAATTCTGCTACTAGTGAAGATACTGTCGAAATGAAAGGTGGTAAATATGATAAAGAAGATGACGAAGATAAAGAAGATGACGAAGATAATGAAGATGACGAAGAGGACGATGATGATGAAGATGACGAAGATGAAGATGAGGATGATGATGAGGATGATGATGAGGAAGATGAAGAAGAGGGTATTGATGAAGAAGAGGGTATTGATGAAGAAGATGGTGTAAATGATGCCAATTTGGACGATGTAAAGACCATAAAACATGCTATTTCAAAGAAGATGATGAAGAACAGAAATAATTCAAGATATTTAGAAGGTGGTGACATTGTTTCTGCAAGTGAAAAAGATTACAGAATTAACAACAAACCAATCTACAGTACCAATACCGACTCAAGCAAATATACCGGTGGTTCCGATTATCTTAAATCATTGAGATATAGGGACAGATCTAATTAATTAGATCTATTGAAGTTATGAAACAGATTGAATAAATAAATATTGATATTATTGAAAGAAATAATATGAATTAAGTAAATTAGAACATTTTTTTATTTTTGGAAGTAGTTTTTGTGGATTTTTTAGTTTTCTTTTTAGTTTTTTGTGTAGGCGGACCGAATATATCTAAACTATCACCACCAACATTTACAGATATCTCTTTGCCTTGATCAGTTGGACAATCTTTATAATATTTCATTATAGGATCAATACCAGCCTTTCTATTTTCCTCTCTAATAATATATTTCTTAAATATAGCCTCTGGATTCTTAACAATCCATTCTAAAAATTGTGTAGCAGGATTCATAATTTGGTTTGTGATGTAAAAAAGATAATCAATCTTCAGATTATTCTCAATAATATATTTTGGATGTTCGACCTTTTCGCCTTGTAATTTTACTTTTTTAGCAGTTTCAATATATACATATGGAACTCTATCATTTGATTGTGGTTTATTACCTGGATCTCTTTGTGCCATTCTATCAGCTAACACAACATGAACTTGTTTAGTCCAATCGGCATAAGCATCTTTATCTTTAAGGGTTTTCGAAATAATGAATTTATCAATATTGTATTTTCCTGTTATGATCCTTAATAGTTTCTCTTTAGTAAAATTAACTGCACCTATCGAACTTCTATAATTCAAAATCTGATCTATAATACCTCCAACAATAATTTTGACTATATCTGCATTATCTCTTCTTTTTGTGACTAAACCCATTGATTTAGCGTAAAATGATGTAGGATCTGTTCCATATAGATTACCAACATATTTCTTTTTCTGGATCAATATAAATGGCCAATATACTTTTTCATATGCTAGTGATTGTGGATAGTCAAATGTATAGTTCAATATGCCTATACAAATAATACCCATTCTAATAGATATCCTTAATGCCTCTTCATCCTTCTTCTCAATACCTGTCTTCCTATCTGTTAAATTCAATTTGAAAAAGACTGAATCAGTATCACCATAAATACATTCAGGTCTTAAATTGTATGGTCCAATTAAATCATATATTTGTTTCTTCAACAATTGATAATATTCATTCTTACCCTTATATACCCAATCCATAATTTCCTTTCCCTTTTCATCCAATATTGGTTTACTATCTTTATCCTTTTTTGGTTTGCCATCTTGAAATTTACTTTCAGAGACTTTTTCATAATATTTATTCATATATGCAACATATTTTTCATCATTCTTTGATTCAGTGCATTCTTTAATTAGATTGCACATATCTAACATTGGACCTTCAACAAATCCCTTGGCATATTCTAATTTACCTCTTCCTGTAGCTGTTGTGCATGCGGCAATATCTTTCATGGAAATTGGTGATACATTTGAACCACATTGACCATATAATGAATTTGCAGTCACCTTGTAAGCTAATTGTAATCCATCCCATGTGGCTTTTTTGAAATTGTCTTTCTCTACTTCTTTAAGTTTGTTATATTTCTTACGAGCAGTCAAGAACTTCATTAAACATCTTGGCAAAATGGCTTTAGTTTTGTCAGGTGAATCACCTATCTTTTCTGCAAACCTACAAACGGTTTGTGAACCATCACCATTATTATATGCCACTTCATGATATTTGTATCCTGGTAAATTGTCATATTTAGGATCTAAAACAATTGAATCATGTGATAAATTCTTTTCAATCATACATGATGGATATAATGAACTATAATCACCAACAATAACTGGTTCATAATGGACACCTCTAACTGGTTCAAATACAGTAGCACCTTCATATGTTCCTTCATCTTCATCATCGTCATCTTCATCATTATCATTAATTAATCCTCTTACAAATTTCTCAAATTTCTTCTCTTCAATTAACTCCTTATTGTAATTATCTGACTCTAAAGAGTCTTTTGAGTCACCATTTTTATTTTTGCTATCTGGAACTTTCTTCTTTTTCTGTTTTCTCATTGGAATCAAATAATTCTCTTCTCTACATTGTTTCGATACAACACTGAAAATCTTAATACCTTGTCCTCTCAAAAATAAGTATGACAATGGAACCCAACACACATTAGCCATACCAACACTATTCGGTAAGATCTGTAATTTGGCAATCAATCTGTTACATAATGAACAATCTTTCAAACAATATTTAGCAATAATTGCCCTGTCTTCTGGTGTTCCGTCAAATAATCTGAATATATCATTCGGTCCAACATCATCCTTAGCCTGACACCAAATTACTTTATTACCAATTTTCAAATGTTGTCTTATTCCTATTTTTCCTGGAACAATAATATATTTATTCTCTTCAATATCCAATACTTTATGTTTCATTCCAATCTTAGTTTCGGTCGGTCCTTCAACATATTTAATTGTAATATAATCATCCTTATAAATACCAAATGTTGATTTGACTAATAATTTTGTCATTAATATTTTATTTTTGACTTTTTTATTATTTATTTTTTCATCTGGTTTGTCATCATCAGATGAATAACAATCATCAATAGCATATGTTTCCTTTTTCTTAATAATATCTAATTCTTTAACAAGTGGTTTGTATTTTTCATCAATCTGATTCTCACGAATATATTCATATCCTGCTACTTTATCTTGAATAAATGATTCTGTCACACTTTCTAATGAATAACTTTTAAGTTTATGGTCACGTTGAATAACTTTCATCAAATCAATTGTAATTCTTCCTGGAGTAAGGAAATATTTCAAGTTATTTCGTCCTAATGCATCAGATTCTAGTTTTTGTTCTACGAATTTACATACATGTCCTTTGACTCTGCCTAATCTGGCAAATTTGGAATAAATCCCAAACTTCTCAGCTCTCATTCGCATATAGTCAAAATCAAACCCAAAAATATTATATCCCGTAACAATATCTGGATCTTCTTTTCGTATTTCATCTGTATATGCTAATAATAATTGTTGTTCTGTTTTGTATGTTTTAACAATTGCTCCTGGAATATTAGATGTGCTATCTAAACATAATATGACCTTTTTGAAACATTCTGTATCACCTAAATTACTATAAGTCATTCCTATTTGAATAACCTTATCACCATCCCTATTATTGGGGAACTTGCCATCTTCAGATTTACATTCAATATCTACACTCATAATTTTCAATTTGATTAAATCTTCACAATCATATTTCTCAATATCTTTCCATACACAGTTTATATTAATATCAGTTGTTCCCTTTTTATGATTGTATTTGAATGGTTTGTAATTTTCCTTCTTAATCTTACACCATCCTACTGGACTTACATCCTTAATATGGAAAAATCTCAATATTGGATGAATATTACCTTCATATACTGTAAATTCAATTCTTCTATGTCTTGATATATATGGCATTGTATGTTTCCTTCTAAATGTTCTTAAATATGCTTGCATCGATTCATAGGTCGTGAAAATTAAATGTATGTAATTGAATAGTTCACCATTAGTAAATCCATGATATTTATGGGCCTTGATCAATTTAAATGACAGCAAACCATCAACACATGATTTCGGATATACCATTTTTTTGATATCTGTCATCATCCTATCAATTACTGATAATCTCCATGTAGAGTCAATTTCCACAAAGAAATATGGTGTAAATTTTTCCACATTAACATATACTGATTTCCCCTCTTTCGTCTTGCCAAATAAATTCATATTGAATTCCTTCTTTCCATTATCATCCTCTATTTCATAATTGTCAACATCTGTTATTTGAAAATACAAATCTTGATCATATAATTTAGTCTCATCTTCATCATCAATACTAACATCATCCATACATGTATCTTCATTTTTAATATTATTGATATTTCCATTATCTTCTTCATCATCTTCATTATCATCTTCATTATCAGACTCTTCTGAATTATTTTGATCATTGTTTTGATCATTCTTTTTTTCTAGATATTTGAGACCCCATTTAGGATCATTAATAATTTTAAGATATTTTTCAATATCACTACTATTAAATGCCATCCTATAATGAATTTATTTTTATTCATTATATGTTTATTTTTATAATTAAATCAATTTTCAATTTTATTTTAGATATGCAATTATATAACATTGTATATCTATGACCATGAAGGACTTATTAACAAATGATATATGTGATTTTGAAATCATCTCTAAACATGATTTACTTAAACCAAATATGAATATATTAACCACTGTGTTTTTTAAGAGAGACCAATATTACAAAAATTTCGGTATTTATGTTAAAGGTCTACAACGTTTAATCAACTTTATTGATGACTCTAAATCTAATCCTTATGATAAAAATCATCCAAATAATCATTTCAAATTATTATTATTTATTGACCAAAATATTAATGATGATTCAACAATCATGAATATAATTAAAAGTAGCAGAAACACAATTCCAATATTATTTAAATGTTCAGAATATATGACAGGACAATATCATACAGATTTATTTGGAACACTTGTCAGATTTTTCCCAATGACTGATCTTGAAAATAATCCCTTCAATGTTTCAATATGTGTTGATGTTGATTTACATGATGATGATTATTCAAGAGTTGTATCATTAATTAGACATAAACCAAAAGGTATTACTGTTTCTGCTGATATGACTAAAATATTCTATCAGAATACCTCACCATATGCATATGCAGGTATGATATGTTATAATAGACCAAAAATATCCTTCAATACATTGTCATCATTTATTAAGAATGCTGATAAAATCGAATCAAAGGGTAATTATGGAAAACGTGAAACAACATTTGGTTATGGGATTGATGAAATATTCCTGAATGATTATCTCTTGAAATCTGTTGCAACATTTAAAATAATTATTGATTATCAATTAAGTTATTTTTTCTATCATTCGAAACCAAGACTTCTTGATAAATCCATGATTGATGTGTCAAATGAATTATTGAGTATTATGTTAGGATCATTGAATGATGCAAAAATGCAAACCGAAGAGAAGATTAACTTAATAGATAAATTGACATATCAAACAAAGACAATCACTGACACTACAAATGAATTAAGTTGCAATTTCTCTCAAATACTTCATCAATTGGCCAAAATAAAGAAATATTGGTTTGAACCAAAAGTACAAGATTTCATTCATAAATATCTGTCACATGTCATAGCAACTATACTTGTTGTTAAAACAAATTCTAAAGGTGATATTAATGGTGTAAGACATTATGATACTATTTATGACTCTGATTATGTTCATCCTGGATGGATCCAATCTAATTAAAATATAATAAATAGGTCTAAAGTTGTGACAATATAGACCAATATAAATTAGATTTAGAACAATATGAATAAAAAAATATATATTGATAAATTATTTCCTTGTCCACCAACTAAAAAATATGATAATTTAATGATTGATTATGAAACAATGACATATATATCACCTCCTAATGTATCTGAAATAATTACTACAATTATTGAATTGAATATTCCAGATGATATGAGTAATAAAGACATTACAATTCTTGATGGGACAGCATGTGTTGGTGGTGATACAATTTCTTTTGGGAAAACTTTTGGAACTGTCATATCTACAGAAATTGATAAAAATAGATACAATATGTTAGTCAATAATGTGAAAGAATTTAATTTGTATAATGTTGTTCCTGTAAATTGTGATTGCACTAAATTATTTACAAATATTAATTTTATTGACATAATGTATTTTGATCCTCCATGGGGTGGCAAATCTTACAAATATGAAAAAAATCTACGACTCAAAATTAGTAATCTTTATGTTGATGAAATAATTAACAGTGTTATTGATGGCAACGTTAAATGTGATGTTAAATTAATAGTCTTCAAATTACCAAAAAATTACGATCTTTATGATCTATATACTAGAACAAAAAGTAAAACATATACTATTTATTTATATGAATTAGAAAAGATGTATATTGTTGTTTATAAGAAAAATTAATTATTTAAGTTTGTAAAATAATACATAACCATTACATTTTAATGGTTCGTCACTATCAACATTATATACATCATCATCATCATGTAAATACCATTTGTCATTAAATGAATTTTTGGTATAAGAATAATAATGTCCACCATGCATACCACCAGAATGACGAATTACAGAATATAATTCATATTTATCAGTCAGACCAATATTATTATTTTGGGTCATGTATTTTGACATATCTAATTCATGAGGATATTTGACAGGAAAATTACTCTTTACCAATTTACCTCTAAATTTCTGATATTTTTTAATCATAATCACCAATATTTTTGGATTTAAATAGATTCTATGTTCTTTAAAGGCATCTCTTTTAGAATTACAATAAGAACAATTGTATTGATTATTGCCTGTTAATTTTTCATTTTTCACATACATATCTAATAATTCTGATAACTCATATTTTTCAATATCAGATTGTATTTCTTCTGGTAAATGTAATGTCATAATGTCAAATCTATCAAATCTATAATTATCCTTTTTACATTCTGAACATGTCACTTTTGTCATAAACATTCCTGAAAATATGTCATTGATTGTTGAGATTGATCCTTTTAAATTGTCCCTTAATGACACACATGCCCTCACTCTTAAATATCCATTATAATCTTGTTTTGATAACTTCTCTAACTCGCAAATTATATTCTTAATCCCTTCAATGTCCTTTTTTTGTTTTGCTTCAATCATCTGTTTATCTAGATCTGTAATAGTCTTCTCTATTTTCTGTAAATCATCTCCATATAATGACTTGATATTAGCATCACATTTTGTTTCCTCGTGAATTTTATCTAGTATTGCTGTCAGAAATTCTTGTGAATCATGTTGATTCATTCCATTGAAAAACTCTAAAAAGATATTTACATATCTTTTTAATGTGTTCGGTGTGACTTCACAATTATGTGCCATCATATGTTTCATAAATATATGCAATTTATATGTTATCGTCTTTCTTGCTTTCTTACTAATTTCAGATAACATAATGTCATATGCCTCATTCTTTTTCTCATTTGTTTTATTATTCTTCTCATACTCTTCATATGATGTCTTTAATATTCTGTTTCTAATATGATGTATGATGTCTGAATTAGTGTGAATTAAATATGATAAAAGTGGTCTAGTTGCAAATAATGATTGCAATGCGGCATTCATATAACATGTGTTACCAATATTAGTGATTCCTGACAATCCTCTTACATTAATAATTTTCAAATGCTCCCTCTTCTCTTCATCTGTCATCTCTGCAAACTTCTTATCTTCATTCTTGACCTGTTCTTTAACTTGATTTTTAAGATCATGAATAGTATTAGTGTCAGTCATTCTGAATAGTCCTTTCAGTAATATAATTTGATTATCATATTAACCAATATAATTTAAATACATTCATATTCAATTTTTTTATTAGAAATCTATTTCTGATAATGATATACTCTTATAAATATTTGTTCCTAATAATTCCATTGTTTTATCTTTCTTAAGTTCCTCATGTTCTAGTAAATATTTTGCCAATCTTTCAACATATGTTTTATGATCTTTCATTATCTCAGTTGATATTGTGTAAATGTCATCTATTAATTTTTTCACAACATTATCTACTTTAGCCATCGTTTCTTGACTTGTTTTATATCCTCCACTCGTTGTATTGTTCTTTTGGAATGCAATCTGTATTTTCCCTAATTTATTTGACATTCCATATTGTGTACACATTGTATATGCTATTTGTGTTGCCTTCTCTATGTCATTCGATGCTCCTCCTGTAATATCATCAAAAAATATCTTTTCTGCAATTGTTCCTCCTAATAATGCTGATATCTCTTCTATCATCTCTTGTTTTGTCTTAAGCATCTTATCATCATAATCAGGAAGTGTATAACCTAAATTACCTGCTCCTCTTGGAATTATTGATATTGTTAATGGTGGACTTGTATTTTTCAATAAATAACCTAATATTGCATGTCCTGCTTCATGATGAGCCACAATTTGTCGTTCTTTATCTGATACTTTTCTGGATTTCCTCTGTCCTCCAATACATACATCCTCAATTGCAGATTTCAAATTGTCAATTGTTACATATTCCGAATTATTTGATACTGCTAATATTGCACTTTGATTACAGATATTTGCAATATCAGCCCCTGAAACTCCTGGTGTCATTCTTGCCATATCTCTTGCAATTAAATCCAAATTAATACCATCCTTAAATTTTAACTTCTTGAAATACAGCATAAATAACTCATATCTATTGTCTACACTTGGTGGATCTATCACTATATGTTGGTCAAATCTACCTGATCTTGTTAATGCAGAATCTAATATGTCTATTCTGTTTGTCGCTCCAATACATAATATCTCATCTCTCTCTGTAAATCCATCCATCTCAGTTAATAAATTATTTAATGTCTTATCATGTTCTCTATTATCATGTTGTCCACGTTTTGCTCCTATACCATCTATCTCATCTATAAACACTATACATGGTGAATTGTCTCTCGCTTTTTTAAATAATGATCTGACCCTTGATGCTCCTACACCTACATACATTTCGTCAAATTCTGATCCATTCACTGATATGAAATTTACTCCTGCCTCTCCTGCTATCGCTTTAGCTAATAATGTCTTACCACATCCAGGTGGTCCAACCATCAAAAATCCTTTCGGCAATTTCGCTCCCATATTTAAATATTTATCCCTGTTTCTCATAATATCAACATATCTTTTCACTTCTTCCTTTGCTTCTGTCAATCCTGCCACATCTGCAAATCTTATTGTCGATCCACTAATGCCATATGTTTTTGTATCATTTGAATTAGAATTATTCATTATCGATCTATTATTTTGATTCTTATCTTTCATTATACCAATTTTATTTTTAAACTCATCGTCCTTATCATCTGTTGTATCTTCAGCTTTTAATAAACTAATTAATGTATATACTAATACTACTATCATTATGAGAAATATTCCAATATTCATTAATGTCCCAATTAATGACATATTGTTTGTCATTGTTTGTGGTCTAATGTTTAATTCATTGTATACAAAATCATTACTCGATAATTTCGCTAATTTGTAATCATTTATCAAATTTATTCTATTATATATGCAATTGTATATGTAGTATATCACAAATTCATACACTTTATATAGACTCATCAAGATTTCAAGTTATATATTTTCATTTATCATTATATATTTCTCTCTGGATGGCATTTTTTATTGTAACAAACATCGCAAATGTCATTAAACAACATATTAATATAGTCTTCAAATCCCATAAAACTAAAAATAAATTCACTAACTAATTCTTTTATCTGTTCATTAACTATTTTAATATCATTAATATTCGTCAATTCTATTGTCTCTGTTATTTGTTTAATATATTCTGTTATCAATAATGTAATATTGTATCCTATGTATATTGATTTTATGTAATTCGTTTTATCCATTTTAAGTTTCCCCTTTTCGTCTTCTTTCAATACTATTATTCTTGTATAGTCATATATATGTTTCATTAATTCATCCATCACATTATATCTATTAGTATTACCATTTATCATCAATATATTGTTAATAATGTCCTTATATGTAATACTTCCACTCATCAAATCTTGAAATATATTAAATGACTTTATTTCATTATATACACTTACATTCGCATTGACTCTCATTTGAAATACATTCTTCTCATTCGATATTGTTGATAAAAAATATCTCATCATTTCTGTCAATTTGTAATTATATCTTGACTCATCTGCTCCAATAATTTCTATGTTATTGTGATATTTACTCTCTTTGAATTCATCCTTACACATTGTTATTATTTCCTCCATTAATTCTTCTATGATTATTGTTGTTATCTTGAATGGTATTATTTTATTGAGATTGAATACTGTTAATTCATTTTCATTCTTCATAATTTTCATATATCCATTATTGTAAATCATATCATCAGTTTTTAATATCATATCCTTTGAAGAGGATTGTTGGAAATATGAAACAATATATGGTCCATTAATCATATATTTTTTATTATTTGATCTTATGATCCAATATCTCACATTTTCATTACTCCAAACTGTCAATACAGTCAATAACTCAGTCTTATTATTATTTATTTCTTGATTTAATTCACTAGTCATATATCTTGAATAATCATTCAAATATGATCTAATATCTTCATTACTTATTTTACTGTCATTACTATCATTATTATTGATATGTAGAATTGTTTTGGTGAAATCATATAAATAAAGATTCAAATCATCATCTAATAATGTTATAAACTTATTATTGTCATTATGATAATAATTAATACATGATGGAATAAATGATATATTTGTTATTTTTTTGTCTAATAATTCTAGAATATCATTAATAGATATTTTCAGTTCATTTAAATAAATATGTGACTTGTCATATATTATTAAATATTTAGATTCATTTGACAAACTAAAATATATGTCATTTCTATTTAATGTTTTATTTAATCCTTCTAATTTAGTCAAGGTTCTATTATTCAAGTCAAATCTCTCTATCTTGTCAATAAATTTGTCCTTTTTGTATATTACTGTATATGACTGACTATTCAATATACATCTGAATAATTCTGACTTATTGTCAGTAATATTTTTATTATTATCAATAAATGATGAACTAATCTTATTGTCATTATCTAGATGAAATTTCAGATCAATAGATGATATTGGTTTAATTGGTTTACTTGTTTTATTAGTTGATACAATATCAACTAGATTGTATATATTAAGAGTATCATATTCAGGGAGTGATATGTATTTGAAATCTGGTGAGACTTGAATGAACTTACTATAATTATTATCATTGTTCCAATATTTCATGTGACAAATATGGACTAATTTAGATTTCTCATTTATTCTCTTCTGATTTGTTTGATTTGTTTGATTTGATTGAGTAGTATCAGTAACATATATCATAATCTTTTTGTCAAAGATCTTAAAATTAAGAATAAATAATTTACTCAATCCGAAAACATTACTTGGATTTAAATATGTCACAATTGATTTGTCATAAGTAATATCATCTTTTGACTCTTCATTAATAATATATGACTTCTTGTGAAATAACTCCCCATAAAATGAATTTCCTTTAGATAATGATCCATAAATAATGTTCCCCATTTGTTGTGATATGATATTAATATCATATATATATATCCAATAAGTCTAATCCATACTTATTAGATAAATTAATATTTTTTTTAGAGAATATTTTACATACATATCATATCATAATATGAATGATGAAATAATTAAATGGTTTGAATTATTGATCAAACAATTAGAATTCTATGTTGATGTCAAAACAGGTAAAAACAAACTTATTTACTCATATAAAGTAAATTCAATTAAAAAGGCTCTCGCTGTTATCAAAAAAATTAAATTCAATATTAAAAAAGGTACTGACATTGCCTCATATCCAGGAATAGGAAAGGGGACAATAGAAAGACTTGATGAAATAATTAATACTGGAAAACTATCCGAAGTGAATGAAGCAGATATTTCAGGAAAACATCTTGACTATGTTGATGAATTAATGAAAATATTCGGTATTGGGAGAGTCAAAGCATATGAACTGTATACCAAATACAATATCAAATCAATTGATGATCTGAAAAAGGCAGTCAAATCTAAAAAAATAGATCTCCCTGAAAATATTATGAAGGGTATTAAATATGTAGACAAAATAAAACAGAAAATTCCTAGATCTGAAATGAATAAGATTTATTTTTATTTATTGGAAATAGGATTGAATGTTGATGTTGAAATGGATGTGAGAATATGTGGTTCATATCGTAGAGAAAGACCGACATCAAATGATATTGATGTCATAATATCACATCCAAAAATTAAAACAAAATCACAAGCTGAAAAATCTAATTTATTGAAATCATTTGTCAAAAAATTAGAGGACGAAAAATTTATTATTGATTCATTTACATCAGAAGATGTTCCAACCAAATATATGGGTGTTTGTAAATTATCACCTCAAGATGAATTGAGAAGAATTGATATTAGATTCATTCCACAAGAATCATATTACACTGCAATATTGTATTTCACTGGTTCAGGTGAATTTAATAAACGTATGAGACGTGTAGCATTAAGTATGGGATATACATTAAATGAATATAGACTATTAGATGATAAACAAAAACCAATCCCTGTTGAATCTGAAGAAGATGTATTTAAATATTTACATATGGAATACGTCATTCCAAAAGAAAGAGAATAATTATTTATTTTGGTTTTTATTAAATAATTCGATAACACTTTCCCCAATTTTGAATTCATCAATGAGTCTGTTAGTCATATCTAGATTCATAACAGAATTATAAATATGATAATTTTTGAATCCCATATCAATTAATATTAAGTTCTTCTCATTGTCTAATTTATGTGCATATCTTCGAATGAAATCTAAATAGATATTTTCTGTTTTGATATCAGTATCATCTTCTTCATCTGACAATATTTTATTAATAACATTCTTTTTAAAGAAGTCTTTGACAAGTGTTCTAACATTTTTATTTGGGTTACTTAATACTAAATCAACAAACCATAATGTCCATGCCAAACAATAACCACCAGGATCTCCAAGATTCTTATTCTCATAAAGATCTTCACCATCTGCTAATTGGAATTTGAGATCAGACAGATATGAATCAGGATCATGATATTTGATTTCACCATAAATTTCAGTTAACATATTATGAATAGTCTTATCTAATGCTTTACCATTTTTAAGATCTGTAATACCATATGGTTCAAATCTCCAAGCTTCTTTATTCAGTCTGTCATAAATAAGACAATTTGCATGTAATAATTTTGTTGTGACAATTATTGTTATTTTTATCATAATATATCTATGTTCTTCAGGAGTATACAACTTGTCATGATATTTCAATATTAGAGGTAATACATGGTCAATATAATTTAATTTTTCGTCATGCCAATATATATTATGTGGCAGATATGAATAATATGCATGTAAATATGTTTTGACATTTCTGTTCATTATTTCTTGATATTCTATAACTGGACATGCCGACATATTAAACAAGAATATATGTTTATTCTGATCATCAACATCATATTTTCTTACTGGAATGTATAATGATTTATGTTTATTCATTAAATATTTGAGATACAACATATAATGAATCATATTTGAGTTAAATAATCCATAATTAAGAGGTTCTCTCTTTCCGGTTTTAGTATTCATTTTAATCATATTTGTAATTAATTCAGATTCGTCATTTCCTTTATCAACAGGAATAATAGGAGGTATTTTAATAGTTTTGGTGAACTCAAGAAATTCAGGTTTATCAGAGTTATTAATATATGAATAACAATTATTACCCAATTCATCAAGTGCAAATAAATTGATTGTTCTGTCTTTCAATATATTCTTAAATTCTTTCCATATGTTATATTTAAATAAATAATGTCCTGATGTATCACCTACATAATTTGGTTGGTCAAGATCTGTGTTATTAATAAAAAACTTCACAATATTTTTGGGAAAGTTAGATATATTTTCATGTGTCAATACACGATGTAAATAAGTATTGTGGAATGAATCTGTTTCATCTCTGAAATAATATATCGATTTATTATCTTCATAATATTGGTCAATATGTCCTTCGATTGTATTGATTATTATTGTTAATGTGTCAAATTGTTTCATGTCATTAGGATTGTTATTAATATTTGCAAGTGATACAAATACTGGACGTAAATCAATATCTCTATTTGATTCTGTAAATATTTGGTATGCATAATATTTTTCATTTCTATAAAATAATATCCTTCTAAGTTTTTCAATCATTGTATTTCTTTTTAACATAACCATGTAAGTGACGGGAGTAATATTGTTTTCATTATAAGTCAAAAAATTAAATTTATTGTCAATAAGAAATTCCATCAATTCAACAATATCATATTCAATAATAAAATAGATGATATAATCATAATCGATTTTCAGACTGATATTTTTGATTAATTCAAGATATCTATTTGCATTTGGAATATCATAAGATTTTAATTCAGTATATTTCGCACATAATTTACTCATAACACTTTCTGACTGTGATTGTGTTAATTGTGAGCCATTACTATTAAATAATTTAATATTTTCCAGACAACCCATATTTCCCATTTTTTGTATTAGTTTTTCCAATAATTCAATATTGTTAACTACATACAAAGCTAGAGTATTATCTAATACATCTGTATAACATAGATCTTCATCATCAAATAATTCAGGACTTGTCCCACCATATTTATAATATAAATGAATTGCAGGTAATCCATCATGATTTAATAAACTTGTATTGAGTTGTATTTTTTTCATATTTTTGAAATATAATAATTCACGAATGACACCGATCTTACCTTTGACACATGCTAAATGGAATAATGTATTACCATTTATGATATGATTATTAAGATTGGTGATCTCACCTTTTTTGACTAAATTAATAATCTGTTCCCAATTATCTTGTTCGACTAATTCCATAATATATTTATTTTGGTCTGCCTTGAATTGTTCAGTTAATAATTCATTCTTACTTTCAGAATTGCCATATGTTGTATTTGTGAGTATATTTGGTCTATCTAGTTGTGTATTTTTTTTAATACTCTTCTTAATTTTTTTCTTTAAATGTTTCTTCTTAAAAGAACTCATTAATATTATTGTCAATTATAATTAAATCAGAAAATAATCCATTTATTATTTTCTGATATTGCTTCTCTAAGATTCTCTAATTAAATTAAATTAAATAAAATAAAATTAAATAATATTAAGATCCACATGATAAACAATCTTCTAATTTCATACCAGGACGCCATTTACACATATTTTTCTTATTGGCATTTGTATTAGTATTATCATCTTTCTTCTTGACTTGAATTTGGAGAGTTGTATCAATCTTCTCTTTATCATTATTAGTGATAGAATTATCAGATTTACTATCAGATCCAATATCATATTTTTTAATTAATAGATCTACAATATCACTCTTACCCAATAATTCTTTAATATCATCAACAGTAATACCAAAATTAATTGGATTGATGGCTGGAAGAGTTCTATAATAATAGATACCTGTTTTAATACCTAAATCATGTCCATTAATCAGAGCTGAAGTTAAAGTGTCAAATTCTGGTTCAGGAATAAAGAGGTTAAAACTTTGACTTTGACAAACAAGTTCACCACGTGATACTGATTGATTAACTAAATGTTTCTGTTTCAATTCAAAAGCAGTCTTATAAATATTTCTAATGTTTTGTGGAATTGATGTAATATTTTGGACAGATCCATTCTCAATAATTAGACGTTTTCTCATCTTATCATCCCAAAGACCTAAATCAAGTAAATCCTTCATTAAGTTTTTGTTAACAACAATAAATTCACCTGCTAATGTTGAACGTTTGAATATATTTGACATATATGGCTCAATACATTCAGAATTGCCCATAATTTGTGATGTTGATGCAGTTGGCATTAATGCTACTAATAATGAGTTTCTTATACCATGTGTTTTAACATTTTCAACAAGACCAGACCAATCATAATTCATAATCATATCTTTTTCAGTCTTCCCCCAAAGATGATATTGCAATTTGCCCATAGATGCAGGTGAACCTTTAAATGTGGAATATGGACCATTTATTTTGGCAAGATTGACAGATTCAGATACTGCAGAATAATAGATAGTTTCAAAAATCTGTCTATTCAATTTATATGCTTCATTCGAATCAAAAGGATATCCCATAATATTATAAACATCGGCTAATCCTTGGACACCAATGCCAATTGGTCTATGTCTCAAATTAGATCTCATTGTTTTGATTGTTGGATAATAATTAATGTCAATAATTTTGTTAAGATTACGGACTATTACTCTTGTAATTTCCATTAATGATTTATGGTCATATTGTTTGTTCCCATTATTGTCTGTCGTAATAAATTTAGGAAGACAAATTGATGCAAGATTACATACTGCAGTTTCATTCTCATCTGAATATTCAATAATCTCAGCACACAAATTTGACGATCTGATTGTTCCTAAGTTTTGTTGGTTCGATTTTTTATTACAATTGTCCTTATACAACATATATGGAAATCCTGTTTCTGATTGTGCAATCAAGATTTGTTTCCATAATTCACGTGCTTTAATTTGTTTAACATATTTCTTCTCTTTTTCATATTTGACGTATAACTTATTATATTCTTCACTATGAACTTTGTTTAATCCTGGACATTCATCGGGACACATTAAAGACCACATTTCATCATTCTTAACACGTTCAATTAGAAGTGAAGGAATCCAGAGTGCTAAGAATAAATCTCTCGCACGATTATCATCATTACCATTATTCATTCTGAGATGAATGAATTCAAGTATATCTGGATGATGGGGTTCTAAATAACATGCAATTGATCCATTACGTTTTCCACCTTGATTAATATATTTAGCCAATTTATTCAAAAGAATACAAAGTGGGATAATGCCAGATGCTTTACCATTAGTTCCACGAATAAGACTACCTCTAGCACGGAGACCGGAAAGATGTACACCAATACCACCGGCCATTTTAGATATGTAAGCCATATCTTCAATAGCACCAAAGATAGATTCAATATTATCATCAATTGATTGTAAAAAACATGAACTTAATTGGGGTTTGATTGTCCCTGCATTAAATAATGTAGGTGTTGCATGTGTGAAAAATCTTTTCGACATTAGATTATATGTTTCAATTGCCGAATCAATATCATCATGATGAATACCTACAGCAACTCTCATGAATAAATGTTGAGGTCTTTCAATAAACTTATATTTAGTGTAATGTAATCTTAATAAATATGATCTTTCCAGTGTTTTGATACCGAAATAATCGAATTGGAAATCTCTATTATAATCAATTGCACTTTCTAACTTTTTATAATTATTGCAAATGATCTTGTAAATCTTATTCGAAATAATTGGTGTTCTTTTTCCAGATTTATCTACATTATCTTGTAATAATTGAATTGTTGTCATAAAATTATTCGGTGTAATATCATGTAGTCTTTTAATGGCAATATATGATGCAATTGTATCATAATAATGATGACTTGATGATCTACTCACAATAAATTCACTTACATAATTATAAAATTGATCTAGTTCAATCTTAGATGACAGACTGCTAGAAATAGTTTCAGAAATTTTATCTAGTTGGTCTTCAACAACTTTAGGGATTTTTTCGTTAGTTTGTTTTGTGATTTGTTCAACAATTGAATCAAGTAAATCTCTAACTGTCTTTTTTGTAGGTTCAATTAATTTGTCATGATTAGAAATAATTTTGTTATAAATACTCAAACAATGATTAATTGTTTTATTATGTTTCATGTCAAGATTTTTATAATTGTCACTATCATCATCTATGTTTCCATCATTTTTCAGATCTTGTGTATTTTGTGATGTAGATGAATTATCTTGAATCAGTGTCTCAATTAATGTATTAATATGTTTAAGTTTTGACATCAATACATCATAATCAGTATCAGTATTAATTTCTTCCATTGTCATTTCACGAAGGAAACTAACAATCATATTCATAAGTTTGTTCTTCATATTATTTGGTTTATTTTTATTATTACTAAGTTGTTTAATATCTGTCATGTCTTTCTTTTTGTTAAATGATTTAATATGTTCATGATTTATCATCGAATTGTTATTTAGATTGTGAATTTCAATTTTTCTCATAGTGATATCATTTGATGAATCTGACATATCTGACATAATTGATTAGTAATAGATAATATTAGTATTTAATTTTTATAATATTTAAATTCATTCTATTTAATATTGCAAAAAGTAAAATAACACGTAATTACAGTATGTAATTAATATCATGATAAACCAAACCAAAAAATTGAAATTTAATAAATAAACCAATTTAAATAGTTAGATATTTAGATTAGAAATATACTAAATAGATTAAATGACTACATTTGGGATGACCACACTAAGCAAAAGTAAGATCACAAAAAATAATGACAATCAATTAGATGAGTTGATAGAAATAAATAATATTGGAACTGCAATTATCAACAAAGATCTCGATATTAAAAATGAAACAAATAATGAAATAAAGACAATTAATAAAGACACATCAAAAAAATATAATGACAGTTTGATTAAAAGAATGATGTGGAATGAATATCTAAATCTAGATGATAGAGAGGATATTGCAATCTCAAAGTCAACATTACTTGAAGATTATGATCCAAAAAAAGAGGAGTTATTAGATGCTGAAGAGGACATCTTAAATCCGAAAAATTATAGATTGGCTATTAAACCGATTGATCCTAAATATGAAGTTTTATGGAAGTTACATAAGAAACAGGCAGATGCATATTGGACACCAGAGGAAATAGATTTTGCAGGAGATGCATATGACTTTTCGAACTTAACAAACACAAATGACAAAGAGAAATTAGAGTATGGCAAGAATATACAGAAATTTATTAAAATGGTATTGGCATTCTTTGCAGGAGCTGATTCAATTGTGACTGTGAATATCCAAAAGAATTTCTCAAAAATTACAATTAAAGAAGCAAATGTTATGCACACATTTCAAGCTATGATGGAAAATGTTCATGGAGAAACATATGCTGATATGTTAATTAATATTGTGAAAGATTCGAAAGAACGTGAAGAATTAATTAATGCATTTAAGAATGTGAGGTCAATTAAATTAATGATAGATTGGGCAAACAGATGGTTAGAGTCAGAAAGAAGAATTGGATTTTTCATTGTAGCATTTGCAATATTTGAAGTAATCTTTTTTTCAGGTGCATTTGCATCTATTTATTGGTTAAAGAAGATGTTAGGTGAAGATAAAATGAAGGGATTAATTCAATCAAATAATCTGATTGCAAGAGATGAAGGAATGCATGGTAATTTTTCGACAATCTTATATTCATTTGTGAAGAATAAGTTAAGTCAGAAAGAAATAAATGTAATGATTAAAGAGGCAGTGACAATTGCCAAAATGTTTTATGAAGATGCATTACCAGTGAAACTAATTGGGATGAATTCTCAATTAATGTCAGAATATGTGGAATATGTAGCAGATATGTTATGTGGATATTTGGAATATGAGAAAATCTTTAATACAAAAATTCCTGAACCTCTTAAATTTATGGAAACAATTGGTTTCTTAAATAAAGATAACTTTTTTGAAAGAAGAACTGCAGAATATCAAAAATCATTTAATACAAAGAATAAAGGTGATTGGCAATTCAATGTGAAGAATGACTACTAATATATTATTTATTATATTATTTATTTAATTTTTTAACAATCTTGCATGGTTGAATGAGTGCTCCTTTAGCATTTACCATTGACAATGCAGGAGACAATATACTGATTTGATTAATAAGATCTCTCCAAGTTTCACAGAACAATATTTCGAGATTGACATTGCCAAGTTGTGATGTTTGGAATTGTATATATTTCAATACAAAAGGTTTTCCTTTAGTGAATTTTTTATATTTGGCATAATTTTCTTTAAATAAGTTATTCTTTTCTGTGGCCTCAATAACTTTAAATTTGCTATTATCTCTGGTGGCTTTCATATCAAACATGTCAAATACAAATTCATCATCACCAAATTTAACTTTAAGATCTTTCATAAAAGTAAGATCTTTATACATCTTATAATTTGCATTTTTAGGATAATAATGCAATTCAGTTGTAATATTGATTTCTTTATCATCATACAATAATACTTCACCTAGAACATTAGGGATCATATATTTAACACCATATATAGTTGTTATATGGGGATCACCCATAGCCAATGGTGTAGTTGTTCTAACTACTGGAGTGTAAGCAGATTTTTCTGAATATGATGAAGTAGTCTTAGAACCATCATTATTTTCTGTTTCAGTCTCTATTTTGTATGATTGTGTTATAGTATTTTTTGATCTATCATCAGATTCATTATTAGATCCTTCATTAGATCCATTATCAGATTTTCCATAATTCACATATTCAGTTTGGAAGACTAATAGAGCTGATAATTTAGGGTTATATGGTGCTGGCACTTGTCTGTTTGTGAATGAACTGAAACAATATATATATTTTTGTATTTGTTCTTTTGGCAAATTGAGAATAATATCTATTGTTTGTTTCTCATCATCATAAACTCTTGATGTTCCTTCAGGATGTGTATAAATCAATGCCTCTAATATTTGTTTTATTCTAGAATATCTATCTTTATTAGATACATTCATTCTGTGAGTGCATTTGAATGTCTTATTAGTGCTGTTATATATACTGTTTACTGTTGCATCCTTGAATTTGAAATACATGCCTGTATTATCAATTATTACATCATCAGATGTAATTGTTCCTGCAGGTGTTAATACCAAATTATTAGATGTATCAACATATGATGGATTAAATGTGACTTGTAATACTACATCATTATAATCCTTATCACCTCCAGGCAACATAATATCTTCAAAACTTATAATCATCTTTCCTTCTGTTTGTGTACTATCTTGAAGATTGCTTAATGCAATAACTTGACGACTATTATTAGTATTAAATACATCATCAGAATGAATTCTTTCGCCCCAATTAGAGACATTTTTAGAACCACCATTCCATCCATTAGGGATTAAGAAGAAACCAATACCTGTATTATTTGGGAATTTCTTTGTAGGATCAGTAGGATCATATAATAATTTGACAGTACTTCCAGGTAATAAATTACCACCTGATGCAGTTGAATTCAATACCGATATGTTTAACTGTTATAATTTATTACAATTTGTGATAAATTGTTATATATTAAAACAGTTCCTTAAGGCACTATCGAAGCCCCGGTCGATCGACCTATAATTTTCTTATTTTTATCACTTTGCTCTTCTTCTCTTTCTTTTTTATTTTTATCTCCTCTTTAATTTTCCCTACTATTCCTATATTCTTTATCAATATATTCCTTGATCCATTTATATCTCTGTCTATCTTATATTTGCATTTTTCACATTC